ACCCGTATCGTCGGGGCGGCGGACATTTACGTGTCCGACTTTGGCGAGCACATGATCGTTGCGGATCGCTTCTCGCGCGATCAGACCGTCCTGATCCTGGATATGGATTACTGGGCGGTTTCGACTCTCCGTGGGATGACCAAGGAGAAGCTTGCCAAGACCGGCGACTCGGAGAAGTGGCATCTCGTGACGGAACTGACGCTTGAATCGCGTCAGGAAGCCGCGAGCGCCAAGATCGCTGACGTTAACGGCAACTAAGTAGTTAAAGCAGTTCCTTCAGGGTGGGGCGGGAGCTAACAACTCTCGCCCCTTCTTTTTTGGATAAACGGCTTTTCGACCACGACCCAGTAACAGGGGTTACGCAGTGGTTTCACTACGACCCCATGACGGGGGATGTCCATTTGGAAACGGTGCAGGACGTTTCACCGATTCTGGATGGCAACAAAGACCGTGCGAACTCAGATGAGTACACAAAGCATGGTTTTAAGAAAGAGATGTGGCACTACGCCTCGATTCCGATTGTTGTCCAGGAACGATGGCTGAACGAATACGGCTCCCAGAACTGGCCGCTTAAGCCTGGGAACGAAAAACTCCTTTTCAAACTACTTAACTCTCCTGATTGGCGATACCTAAAAACAACGAGTCGCATCCACGTCGCGCGAAGCTAGAAAAAGCGCGGGAGCTTGTATCTCGGGGGGAATATCAGGAGGGGATGCAGGTTGCGAACGAAGTCTTATCTGAAGACTTCAACGATCCCATAGCTCTGTTTCTGGTTGGGTACTGTCTTCTAAAGACTGAGCGCTTCGGGCTTGCTTATAACGTCTTCAGGATGTGTTCAGCCCTCCAACCGGAGAGGTCTGAGCCTTGGAATAACGCGGGGATGTGTCATCAGGAGACGTGGAACCTTGATGACGCTGAGAGATGTTTCAGAAAGTCTCTCCAGTTGGAGCCCAACAACGTGGCGGCGATGCAAAACCTCGCCCTTATCTACGTCAACAGGTGCCAGCCCGACGAGGCTTTGAAGTGGATTAGAAGGGCTGAACAGTCCGACCAACCATCTTGGGAGGCGCTGGATAACAAAGCCCTAGCCCTCCTGATGAAGAGGCAGTGGAGAGAGGGGTGGGCTTGTTACAAGGCAACGGCTGGAAGGCACAAGCAAAGACAGCTCCGAACCTACCGCGACCCCGAAGAGCCCATGTGGGAGGGTCAAAGTGGGGCGGTGGTTGTCTACGGCACTCAGGGTTTGGGAGACGAAATAGGGTTTGCCTCTTGTATCCCCGACGCGATTGAAAAAGCCCAGGTCATTGTTGACTGTGACCACCGGCTAGAGGGGCTGTTTAAGAGATCCTTCCCGAAAGCTAGGGTCTACGGGACGAGATTCAAGGACGCGGAGTGGACTGCGGATGTTGATTACTCCATTCCGGTTGACTGCCTGCCTTCCATCTTCAGGAACACCGATGAAGCTTTCCCTGGAACGCCTTATCTGGTGGCCGATCCCGAGAGACGTATCCAGTGGAGAGCCTTATTCGACACACTGAGAAAGCCTGTTATTGGAGTTGCTTGGACGGGTGGAATCAATAACACCGGGAAGAAGAAGCGGAGTCTGACCCTTGAAGCCCTGGAGCCCATTTTCCGGTCATGTAACGCAACGTGGGTCTCTCTTGAGTACAGGAACAGAGATGACGAAATTCAAGCGTTCAAAGACAAAACGGGCATCCAGATCCATCAGTGGAAAAGGGCGACCCAAACCGACGACTACGATGACACCGCTGGCCTCGTTGCGGAGCTTGATCTTGTCGTTTCCGTTACTACGGCGGTTGTTCACCTTTCGGGGGCGCTAGGGAAGGATTGTTTCTGTCTCGCCCCTAACAAGCCGCGTTGGTTTTATGGCCTTGAGGGCGAGTTGCCGTGGTATCGGTCGATCAAAATGTTCCGCCAGGCCAAGGATGGGGTTTGGCCGGTTGAGGACATCGCCAAGATTCTGAGGCTTAGGTTTGGTTAGCGTCGTTACGACGTTCAACCAAAACGGATATGACACATACGGGAAGAGACTCTTAGCAACGTGGGGCTATTGGCCCCAAGAGGCGACTCTGTATGTCTATGCAGAAGATGTAGAAGTCCCCGATCAGGAACGCGTAATAGTCAGGGATCTAAAAGCAAGCTGCCCTGAACTCTTGAAGTTCAAGCAACGACACGGGACACAACAAAGACCGTTCAGGTTCGATGCGGTCAGGTTCTCCCATAAGGTCTTCGCAATCGTCCACGCGGCGAGAAGCCTTAAAGGGAAGATGTTTTGGTGTGATGCGGATGTAGTAGCTCATACACCCATCCCGCTTGAGTTCCTTGATTCTTGTCTACCAGCTAAGAGTTTCACGTCATGTCTTAGAAGGGACATGATGTATTCCGAGTGTGGGTTTGTTGGCTACAACCTGGATCATCCTCTGATGGCGGACTTCATTTCCGACTTCGAGAGGATGTACACCGAAGACAGATTGTTTGACCTCCCTGAGTGGCACGACTCTTTTATCTACGACCATCTCAGGAAGAAGTACGAAGAGAAAGGCTGTTTTACTCACAGCCTTAGTGGCAGGTGGAGTAACACAACTCACCCCTTTATCAACTGTGATTTAGGTAAGTACATGGATCACCTAAAGGGCCAGAGAAAACTAGAAGGTCGGTCTAGGGACTCCGACCTCAAACGGAGACGGCTTGAATCCTACTGGAACGAAGTGCGTTGAGGGTATTTGGCTTCCTGAGCACGAAGAGCACCTTTTGCAGTACGCAACCGGGCCGGGATGGAAGTATCAAGCTCATAAGATGAAGGCGGCTTTGTCTATGGTCACGAACTGGACGAGAGCCGTAGACATTGGGGCTCATGTTGGTTTGTGGGCGATGAATCTGGTTGAAGTCTTCGACCATGTAGAAGCCTTTGAGCCGGTGAAACTCCATAGGGAGTGTTTCGAGAAGAACGTCAAAGGGGCGAATCTCTACCCCTACGCTTTAGCGGAGAAAGAAAAGAAGGTCGCCATCAGGATCGCCAAGGGGTCTTCGGGTGATTCCCATGTTGACCCCGATGCTGAGGGAAACATCGAGGCTAAAACCCTCGATTCCTACGGGTTTGAGGATGTTGGTTTTGTAAAGATCGACTGCGAAGGCTTTGAGTATTTCGTCCTTCAGGGGGCGAAAGAGACGCTTCTTCGGTACAAGCCGGTTCTGATAATTGAACAGAAACCAAACAAAGGTCGGCAGTTTGGTTTGAGTGATACCGAAGGGGTTAGGTACCTCGAAAGTCTCGGGGCGAAGCTGGTAGGAGAGATGGCGGGGGATTACATCCTGAAGTGGTGATTGCCTACCTCTCCGGGGTTGGTAAGAGGGATAGCGTACTAAAAGCCTTGGCAAGCAGTTTCGGGGCGGAATTCAGAGATTGTTCCAGCACGGTCTTAGGTAAGCCGTGCATGTTCTTCGGGTTTGACGCAATGCCCCAACTGAAACAGTGCTGGGGGCAACGGCCTTTTATCTACCTGGATCACGCCTACCTTAAACGTGGGTATGAGACGGGCAACTTCAGGGTGGTTGTTAATCACATCCACCAGACGAAGTTGCTAGATGTTTCTGGGGACAGATTAAAGAGGCTGGAGGTAAGGGTCTACGACTGGAGGAAAGGCCGAGAGGTGATCGTCCTTGAGCCCTCCAGAAACGTCTGCAATGTCCTAGGTGTGTCTCCGAGATGGGCGGAAGAGACTGCGTTAAGGCTGAAGAATTACACAGACCGGCCCATCCGGATCAAGTCCAAAGGACCGGGGTTGTTTGGGGAGCTGAAAGACTGCCACGCGGTTGTGGGTCTTTCATCAGTAGCAGAGGTCGAGGCGGCGATATTGGGTATCCCAGTCTTTGCAACCGAACACTCCCCCGCCGCTCCAATAGCAGAAAAAGACTTTTCAAAGATCGAAAGTCCAATCTATCCCGACAGGGACGCTTGGCTTCGGTCCTTGAGTTATGCGCAATGGCACGTCAGCGAGATGTCTGACGGCTTAACAAGAAGACACCTTGAGAGGGTGCTGAATGGCGATTACCACATTTGCCGAGCTTCAGGCGGCGGTTAGTAACTGGCTCGATAGATCGGATCTCTCAGCCCGCGTCCCTGAGTTTATTGCCCTAGCCGAAGGGCGCATCGCCAGAAAGCTCCGCATCCGCGAGATGGAGACGGAGAGCGATGTAACGCTGGTTGCTGGCACTAGGACGGCGGCTGTGCCGACTGGGTTTAGGGAAGTCCGCAGGGTCTACCTCAACACCTCCCCCATTCGTGAACTGGAGTACATGAGCCCGCAGGATTACTGGGCGAGGTACGCCAGCACGAACACCGGAAAGCCTGTGGTCTTCACGGTTGAAGGTCCCAACCTTCTCTTCGGGCCGATCCCCGACTCTGGGTACACGGCGAAGGTTCTTCACTACAAAGCCCTCGATGCGCTGTCTTCCTCGGCGCATGGCGTCTTCACGGCAAACCCGGATCTTTATCTCTACGGGAGCCTTCTCGCTGCCGAGCCGTTCCTGAAGAACGACAAGAGGGTTGGTATGTGGAAGGCCATGTTTGACGAGGCCATGATGGAGTTGGAAGCCCAAAACGCACGCCATCCTGGGCAGATGGTGATCCGCGACGACTACAACCCGTACTAAATGCCCAAGGTTCAGCTCTTAGGTTACGCCCCGGATCTTCCTGCTACCACGCCGGGGGTAATCCTTACCTGCACGAACATGGTCCCGACTCTTCGGGGCATGAAGGGCGCTCCGAGTGTCCAAAGTCCTTCTGGGGCTCCGTCTACAGCGTTGGCTGCGGCATGTCAGGGGGCTGCGAGTCTTAGAAAGCTTGACGAGTCGGTAAGGCTCTTTGCGGGGACAGGGACGAAACTCTACGAAGCCTCCGGTACGAGCTGGACGGACAGGACCAGAGCTTCGGGTGGGGATTACGCTCTCGGAGCTGACTTACGTTGGAGGTTCGCGCAGTTTGGAGATGTTTCTTTAGCGGCTGCGAAGTCGGACACGCTTCAATCTTCGTCTTCGGGGGCTTTCGCAAACATCACCGGGGCTCCGAAAGCTGGAGTGGTGGAGGTTGTTGGTCAGTTCGTGTTTCTAGGGGATACGAACGAATCGACCTTCGGGGATTCTCCCAATCGGTGGTGGTGCTCCGCTAAGGGGGACCATACCGACTGGACGCCCGCGATCTCTACTGAGTGCGCAACCGGGACGATCACTTCGACTCCGGGGAAGATCCGAGCCATTAAGAGGTTCGGGCCTCACGTTGTTATCTACAAGCTTCGTTCTATTCACTTAGGGATCTACGCCGGCCAGCCCTCAATCTGGAACTTCGACAGAGAAGTATCCAGCCAGGTAGGAGCCTTATCCCACGAGGCAGTTGTAGACGTTGGAACCCCCGAAGAACCGCGACACATCTTCATGGGGTTTGATGACTTCTACGAATTCAATGGAGGCAGACCCAACCCCATCGGCCAGGGGTGGGTGAAAGAGACTGTCTTTAACGAACTCAACAAGACCTACATGGAGCGGGCGATGGCGCTCCTAGATAGGGTCAACAGTCTCGTTTACTTCTTCTACCCCACGGGTGCTTCTAACAATCCG